GTCGGCCGCTCTCTTGAGGAGCGTGCCAAGCCGGGCAGTGTCTCCGAAGGCGACTTCGTGTCGTGGAATTCATCGGGCGGTCGTGCTCGCGGGCGGATCGACCATGTGATGGACTACGGCACGCTGGACATCCCCGGCACCGACTTCAAGATCGACGCGACCGAGGAAGATCCTGCCGCACTCATCACGGTGTACGAAGAGGTGAGCGGCGGATGGCGGGCGACCGAGACGCAGGTCGGGCACAAGGTCGTGACGCTCACGAAGATCGACCCGCTGCCCGAGCCGCCGCCGGTTGAGGAGAAGGCATACAGCAAGCCGAAGCGAAAGGGGCGGAAGCGTGGCGGCTAAGTATGACCACATCGACTTCACGCCGCCGGGTGGCGTCCGCGACGAAGCCGCGAAGGGGCTCGCGTGGCGAGACGAGTTCAACCGTGGCGGAACCGCCGTTGGCGTTGCTCGCGCCCGCGACCTGTCGAACGGCGTGAACATCTCGCCCGAGACTGCTCGCCGCATGAAGGCGTATTTCGACAGGCACGAAATCGACAAGCAAGGAAAGGGCTACCGCCCAGGCGAAGAAGGTTGGCCGTCGGCCGGCCGCATCGCCTGGGCGCTTTAACTATGGGGCGGAGACCCCGGGCAAGATTGGGCGAACAAGTTGGTGAAACAAATGAACGCCGCAGACGAGGAGAGAACGATGAGCAACGCAGTTGAACGCCGTAGCCTGTTGATCGAGGAGAACGCCGACGCCGCCGTTCCGCTGCTCGCAGTCGAGAAGCGAAGCATCGAGGGCGAAGACGAGAAGGAATACATCGTGGGCTACGCGGCCCGGTTCGGTGTGCGGTCGCTCCTGCTCGGCGACTTCTATGAGCGGATCGACCCCGCCGCGTTCGGGCTCGTCTCGGAGCGACGCGGCCGCAAGAGAAAGCTCGAAACGCGGGCGCTCTTCAATCACGACAGCAACTATCCGCTCGCCCGCTATCCGCGGACGCTCTCGCTGACGGTGGACGAGGTAGGGCTGCGGTATGAGTTCCCCGTGCCGGATTCGTCCTATGGCCGCGATCTGGCGAACAACATCCGCGACGGCATCGTGCTCGGATCATCATTTGCGTTCACCGTTGCGAAGGGCGGCGATGAGTGGGCGATCGAGGACGGGCAGAGCGTGCGAACGATTCGCTCGGTCGATTCGCTTCTTGATGTCGGCCCATGCACGTACCCGGCCTACGGCGACGGCGGTCTGGAAGTCGCGCAGCGTTCGCTTGAACAGTTCCGCCAGCAGCGCGAGGCGGTGGTCGCCCGGCGTGTGCAGTCGGCCGCGAAGACCGCAGAGTTCCGCGAGTATCTGAGGTCTCATGGCCGCTAAATCCGGCGATTCGTGCCCGAATTGCAAGATCGGAAAACTCCTCGTGGCGTCGAGTCAACGCCAGGGCGAGTACCAAATTCGGTACTTGCGGTGCCGCTGCGGCAACACCGACAAGCACGTTCTTTCCGCCGCCGAAGTGCGCCGCGCGAAGCCGGCAGCCTAGCCCTTCTTTACTGCCCTGCCTTGTGTGTGCTGCAAGGGGTGGGGGCGATCTCCATAGGTTCAAGGGTAGAGCGACGGCTGTAGCCGACGCGACCCGAACACAGGAGACGCTCTCGTGGCTGTCGAAAAGCTCAAGGCTCTGCTCGATGAACTGGCGGCCGTGGTCGCCGAGATGGAGACGATGACCGAGGACGCCCCCGAGGGCACCGAAGCCGAGCCGATGAGCGAGGAGATGGAGGCTTCCCTCCGTTCCCTCGAAGCCAAGGCCGACAAGCTCCGCGAGCGGATCGAGTTCCTTCAGCGAGTCCAGACCAAGCACGCCGACCTTCGCTCCGTTCTGGAGCGGTCGGCTCCCGCGAAGGCTGTCGAAGCCACCCCCGAGACCAAGGAGACCGCCGTGGAAAAGCGCACCGAGTACGCGATCCCGAAGGCCAATCACAACCTCCGCGCCTTCCGCGACAACGAGACGGCCTACCGCTTCGGTATGGCCCTGAAGGGCTTCCTGTTCGGCGATGCCGAGGCTCGCCGGTGGTGCAAGGATCACAACGTCGAGACCCGCGTCCAGGCTTCTGGCGTGAACTCGCTCGGCGGTGTCCTTTTGGCCCCGGAACATGCCACGGAGATCGTGCGTCTTGTCGAAGAGTTCGGTGCGTTTCCGCAGTACGCCCGCCGGGTGAACATGAACAGCGACACGCTCGTGATCGCTCGTCGGACGGGTGGCCTCGCCGCTCGCCCGGTCGGTGAGAACGTCGAGGTGACGGCTTCGGACGTGACGTTCGACAACATCGAACTGAACGCGAAGATCTGGGGCGTGGCGAACCGCGTCCCGAACTCGCTGCTCGAAGACTCGATCATCGACCTTGCTGATGCAATGGCAGTCGAGACGGCCCAGGCTTTCAGTGAAGCCTTCGACAACTCGGGCTTCATCGGTGACGGCACGTCGGCTTACCACGGAGTTGAGGGTATCTGCCCGAAGATTCTGAGGGCCGACTACTCGGCTTCGGTTGTGACGGCGAGCGGCAATGACACCTTTGACGATCTGTCGCTGAAGAACTTCACCGACCTGATCGCGAAGCTCCCGCTCTACGCCCGCCGGAATGCGGCGTTTTACGTGAGCCCGGTCGGCTGGGGTGCGGCGATGCTGCGGCTCGCCATGCTGCCCGGCTCGTCGGGTGCAACCATCGGTGCCGGTGGCACGAACTCCAGCAACGTCGCGGCCGGTTTCGGCGAGACGTTCCTGGGCTACCCGGTTCGCGTCGTGCACAGCATGGAGTCAGGCCTGACCGGCACGACCGGCAAGGTGGCCGCCCTGTTCGGCGACCTGTCGCAGGCCGCGACGTTCGGCGAGCGTCGGGCGATCAACATCCGCACGGCTTCTGAGCGCTATATCGAGCTCGACCAGACCCTCACGTTCGCGACCACTCGCAACGCGATGGTCGTGCACGATCTCGGCTCCACCACGAAGGCCGGCCCGGTGGTCGCCCTCAAGTTCGGCTGATCTTCTGACCTCTCTCACTAGGAGTTTCTGACCCCATGAATCACGTTGCTGCTACGAAGAGCGTCAGTTCTGCCGCACTCGCCGTGACGAGCGCCCAGACGGCCTCGATGGAGATCGACACCCTCGGCTACAACCACGCGTCGATCGACGTGCTGTTCAGCCCGTTCACCGCTGCGGCCAACCCCACGACCGCCGCTACGGTGCTCCGGGTTGCCCACAGCGACACGACCGGCACGAGCGGCCAGGCGAACGTCTCGGGGTTTGTCGGCGGCACCGATTTCACGGTGGCTGCTGGCAGCACCGCGGTCTCGGCCCTGGGCTACTCGCACCGGTTTGACATCGACCTTCGCGGCAAGCGTCGCTACCTCACGGTCTACGCGACGCCTGCCAGCACGTGCGGCGTTGTGACCACGGCTCGCCTGTCGAAGGGCGAGGCGGGTCCGACCGGCGCGGCTGCCAAGGGTGTTGTGACCCAGGCCGTCGGCTGAAACTTGACACTGCGGGCAATCTAAGCGGCGGGCGTGGCAGCGTGTCACGCCCGCCGTTTCTTTTGGAGAGATGCCCGTGATCGTTCAAGTTGGCGATACGAAAGTCGAAGTGCGAGCCGAAGCGGTTCTGTCTGGCCCGAGGTTCGGCCCGCTCATCAACATCTTCGGATTCGTTGAGGCGATGATGCCGCTCCACATTCGCCCGACACTTGGACAAGGGGCCTACTGGAGCCAGGTGCTCACGCGGATGCTCGAGCAGTTTGAGCCGACCACTGAATACATCATCACGCTCGATATGGATTCGTTCGTGTCGAAGTCTGACATCGAATGCCTCTTCGCCCTGGCGATGACGTTTCAGTGCGACGCGCTCGCGCCGCTCCAGGTGAAACGAGAGGACGGTCGCCCGATGCTGACGCTCCTCGACACGCTGGACAATCCGCCCGAAGGCGGCGTCACCGAAGTACCGATCGAGTGGTTCGGAAAGCCTGTGCAACAGGTAGACACCGCACATTTTGGCTGCACCATCATCTCCACCGCTGCCCTGCGGCGCATGTCGAAGCCTTGGTTCTTCGAGACGCCAGATCCCAGCGGCGGGTGGGGTGACGCGCGGCGCGACGCCGACATAGCGTTCTGGGCCAATTTCAAGGCGAGCGGCAATCGCCTCTACGTGACGCCGCGCGTGGCGATCGGTCACGGCGAGTATGTGATCACGTGGCCCGGCAAAAACTTTGGTGCCCCGGTCTACCAATACACAACCGAGTGGCAGCAAACGCGCAAGCCGCCCGAATCTGCATGGAGGGTGCCCCAAGAATGAAAATCAGAATGGCGAAGGTGTACGGTGCGTACAAGAAAGGCGAGATCGTCGAACTCCCCGAGCGGCAGGCGGAATCGCTGATCGCTTGGGAGTACGCGACGCGAGTCGATGATTCGCAGCAGCCGCTGATTGAAACGGCTGCGGTGGAGCCGGTGGTCGAGACGGCGGACGTGACGCCGCGGAGGCGAAAGAAATGAACAAGCGATATCGCAGTCTTCGCCGCACGGCAGCCCCGGCGGTAGAGCCCGTGACGCTGACCGAAGCGAAAGCCCACTGCCGCGTCGATTCGACGGCAGACGATACCCTGCTCACGAATTTGATCGTCGCCGCCCGCGAGCTCGTCGAAGACTACATCGACCGCTCGCTCGTGACGCAGCGGCTCGTGATGACGCTCGACCAGTTCCCGCCCGAGATCGAACTGCCGCGCCCGCCGATGAGCGACAGCGGAACGACCACGGCGGTAACGGTCACGTACACCGTCAACCAGACGGGGCAGACCACGACGCTCTCGACCACCGAATACCGCGTGGATCGAAACTCCACGCCGGGCGTGCTGCGAAACCTGTACGGCGGCACGTGGCCCTCGAACCTCGACGATCCGAACTCAATCACCGTCACATGGTGGGCGGGCTATGGTGCGGCGGCCGATGTTCCGCAGCGAGTGAGGTCGGCGGTGTTGATGACGATCCTCGAACTCTACGAAAAGCGCGGCGACGGGCAGATGCCCGACGGGGCGAAGCGGCTGCTCGATACCGTCTCTTGGGGATCGTACTCGTGACGCTCGAAGCGGACATTCTGTTTTCGATCGTGGCGAACGAGACCGACGCGGGCGACTACGCGAAGGATGTTCGCACCACCAAGGTGGAGAACTACGCGAGGCTCACGACAGGGTCGGGCAACAATCAGGCGCAGGTTGTGTGGAGCGACTCGCGGACGGCAGCCAACGGGCAAACGGACACGATAGATACGTCGGCCCTCACGGATGAGCGCGGCACCATCACTGTTCAAGGAATCAAGCTCATCTACTTCAAGAACACAGGAGCCAACGAGATTTTTTTTAATCCGAATGATGGAAACGCGTGGGCGGGTCTATTCAGGGACGATGAAGGCATCGCCCAGTGGTTCACGCTGCCGGTGGGAACGACGGCGGTATTCTCTCGCCCTGGGAGCGGAAATCTGAGCGGCGGACAAATCGCAGCGTATGCGGCGTTTGGCGCGATCTCTTATGACGTCATTATCATCGCCAGAGGAACAATCACATGAGCCTCGCCGCTGAAGTGCTCGCGTCGGTCGTGGCCCGCGAGACGGGCACGGGCGATCTCGTCGTGAACAGCCGCTTCACAAAATACGATTTCTTCCGCGAGTTCGCCGACGGCACCGGAGCGAACCAGGCCCAGGTCGTGTATTCCGACAACCGCACGGCGGCATCGGGATCGTTCACCGTGCTCTTATCGGCGATCTCCGACACCCGTAACGGCTCGTCGGCCCTGGTGCAGTTCTCGGCAGTGAAAGTCATCATGGTGAAGAACACGCACGCGACGCACACGATCACACTGACGGGTGCGTTCTCTGGCGTGGTCAAGCCGGGCGGCGTGTTCCTGCTTGTCGATCCCTCCGCGGCTGGAGCGTCGCCGTCGTCGCTGTTCTTCGAGACCACCACCGGGGCGACCTACGATCTCGTCGTGATCGGGGAAGGCACCGTCACATGATCGAC